TTTTCTTGACAAAAGTACTACATTATGATATATTAGCAACAAGGTAAAACTGAATAAATTTGGACCTTGAAATAAGAATATTCTTTAAACCAAAATCCAACAAGGAGGTATTGTCATGACAAAGAAAGATTTGTGCAAGGATCAGCGAGAAGGGTTGATTGCCAAGTTGACGGCCTTTTTTAAAGGCTTGGGAGTCGAAGTAATCGATGATGTGGTGGCAGAGGCCAAGAAGCAAGCCAACGCCGAAACGATTGAGGATCGCAAAAATGGATTAGTTAAGCTGTTTGACGGCCAGATGGAAACATTGAAATCCCGGAATTGTCCTCAAGCCATTCTGGAAGCGTTCCAGAACAAAAAGAGTGAGGTACTCTCCAAAGCGGCCGAGATGGAAATTCCCGAAGGAAACATCCCGTTCGTACCAGTGATACCCCATTCCTATCTGGGTATCTACGGACTCATGCCTATGGTCCGCAATGACGATAAGATAGGTTATACCTATCTTGATCCGAATGAGATGACCGACAATGAAGAAATTCCGAAGAATCCGTATTTCATCTACGATGTTGAGCCCGGGAAAGCCACTCTTGGTAAATCGCCAGAAGACGCGGAGAAGATCATCAAGAAGCAGAACCGTCTGCGCCACATTACAGACGAAGACATCGCTGTCTGTGTTCACACAGATATGTTGTCAGATCACTATCTCTGGAGCACGGGTTCCCGCTACAGGCACGCGGACGAGGTGCCGATTGTCTACCTCTATGACGACTGGCCGAGGCTCCTTTGGCACTACGCCGACAGCTCGCATGGCATGTGGGGTTCCGCCTCGTGCCGTAGTCGGGCTTAGGCTCTTGGCACTTTGGACCTTTTGGTTTCTTGTTCCTTGTTTTCGCCGAAGGCGACCGCTACAAATTTTTGCGCTAAACGCGCACCTAAAGGGTAGATCAAAAATGATCTACCCTTCTTTATTTTTAATAATCTTTATAGTACAATAAAAGCGCTGCCTACATTGATTGGGAATACCACCAATGGGCCGTTGTTTCTTTTTAGTCCAATTGTGGACTGAAAGGGGCAGCTGGTCCTCCACAATTGGAGCCCTTTGGGGTTTCAGTCAATGTGGGCAGCAGGTCTCGGCTGTCCCTTTTTTTATTTCAATCTTCTTTAAGCCACTCCCACATTTTGTGTTTTAGTTCTTGCTCAAGCTTGTAGCTCTTGGCGTGACTCAATACTCCCAGATAAGAATTAAACGATTGCAGTAAGGTTTTCTCATCTATTTTTTCTTGTTTATATTCCCTTACTCTTTGTCTCAATTTCCTAAAAATTCTCTGTTTAGTTTTAGTTCTTAAAACAATGGCTTTGGGCAAGATTACATAACCCAAGAAATCAACCCCTTGGTAGTATTTACGAATAGTGACTTTGCCCGGATGAAGTGATAGTTTTAGATTCTTTTTGAGAAAAGATTGAATCTGACTCTTTAAATTCAGCAAATAATCCTGGTTACGATGAACAACAATAAAATCATCAGCATAACGGACATAATATTTTGCTTTGAGCTGGTCTTTAATAAATTGATCCATTTCATTCATATAAATATTAACCAAAATTTGAGAAGTCAAATTGCCAATTGGGGTTCCTTTTTTATCTCTCTTGGTGGTAAATTCCGACTCAAAGCTTTTGACAATCTTTTTTATCAGCCACAAAGCATCTTTATCTTTAATCCGTTTGGCAATAATTTTCATTAATACTTTATGATCAATAGTTGGAAAGAATTTCTTAATATCGCATTTTAATACAAAACATTTACCATAAGTCTGATAAACAGTCCTTAACATCTTATCCAGTTTAATAACTGCCCGGTGGGTTCCTTTTTCTTTACGGGATGAGTAGGAAGTATAAACAAAGGTCGGATTAAAAATAGAATAGAGTTTTAGATGGATAGCATGATGGACGATTCTGTCTCTGACTGTCGCTTTATGAATATGCCTTCTTTTCGGGTCATTGATATAAAAATCAACATATTCGCCGTGCTTGTATCTCTTACTTTTTAATTCTTGATGAAGGGCAAATAAATTATCCTCCAGATGAAATTCAAATTCCTGAACATCCAGCTTTTCTCTTTTGCCTTTCTTAAACTCATCCCAAGCCAAAAGCAAATTCTCCATTGAAATTATATCCTTAAAAATGTTTTTATAAATCTTCATATATGCAAAATTTAGACCAAATTCAAAGCGAAGCGCCAATCCTTAAAAAAACTACTGATCTTTATAAGGAATTTTATGAGTGTTTAAAAACCTTTCCTAAAAAAGATCAACACATGCTGGGCAAGAAATGCGAGGAAAATATTATTGATTTTATGGAATTGATATTATCCGCAGTCAGCTCGTATAAGCAAGAGAAAAAGGCAAAACTATTAGAAGCAAACAATAAGTTTGATCTTTTAAAGGTTTTACTTAGGATGGCCCGAGAGTTTAAGATGCTGGATAATAAAAAATACCTAAATCTAGAAGAAAAGATTCAGGAAATCGGCCGAATGCTCGGCGGCTGGATCAGGTCTCTAAATTAAAAGCGTCCTCCAATTGGACGCTTTTTTGTAAATTATGATTTTAGAGACTACGACACGAGGCGGAACCCCACCTGTCATTCGAGTTGTCGGCGTTGTTCCAATTGAGCTTCGGCTTGTCGTCATTGAGGTAGACATTCGGCACCTTGTCCGCGTTCTTGTAGCGGGAACCCTAATTTTACTGATTCTCATCCAATGTCACTGGAAGCAGAGGTTTACTGGCAAAAAGCCCTATATACTCAAACTCCCTGTATTTAATCTGGCGGCAGTCAAAAAAGACACCCGCTCCAAGAACCAGTAAGTAGTATCTAAAATCTCTCTTGCACGCTCATAGTAACCGTAATTACTATGATTCTGGCAATTTTAGAGACTTAGGATTTCGGCGACCTCGATCCGTGAATCGAGATACAGTAGCCTACTTTCATATTGAGTTTAGCAACTAATCTGTTAATTGGCAACCTCACCCTCAATCAACTTCTTTTCTTTTAAATATCTCGTTACTGCATACCAGATAGAGTTGATTATCGGGATCAAAATTACCCAGCGTGTGTCATTCTGTATCCACGCTATTATTATTGGCAGAATTGAGGAAGCTCCTGAATAAGCAAAGACAATTAATAAATGTTTTAATGCTTGTTTTTGTGGTGTACTCATAATTTTTTAACTAATTCAATTATTTGCTCTTTAATTTTTTCTCGGTTATCTTCTTCGACCTCTGGCTGATGAAGACGTCTAATGATTTCAATAACCCAAGTATCGAGCTGTGGCTTGTATGAGGTGGTGTCTTGATGGTCAGTGATATGTAAACGATCCTGAAAAATATTAAATTTGGCGCAAAGGATTCTCATTAACTCAACTAACGATTTCATTTGTGGTTCTGTCCAATGATCGCCGTCCTGACCCTCACATTCAATCCCTAACGAGTATTTATTGAGATTAATGTATCTTCCCCAAATGTTCTTTTTCAGAATTCTTTTTACTCTTTCTGCTGGTTTATATATTCTGCCAGCGTGCCAAGCCGCATTTTCGTCTTTGACCATCTGGACCACCCGACCATCTTTACTCACAAGATAATGAGCTGAAACCTGAGAATTGGGATTCTTAAACCACGAAATCGTACCATTCATTGAACCGAGCATAATGTGAATGACGATGATTTCTGGTTTATGACCACTTCTTGAAAAAAAGTTTTTTGAAGGTATGAATTCAATATTCATAATAATTTTAGCTTTCTACTTATTCGACCTTTATTTATGATTTTTTAAGAAATCAACAAGCATCTCAATCATATCTGCCAATCTTTGATTGCTTCTGGTATTATGCTGCATATGATTTTTTACAAAATTCATAAACACTTTAACAATAACAACAATGGCGACAATAAGCGCTATCGCTATGCCTGTTAATCCATATTGAGCTAATGAAGTTAATTCATTCATATAACTTGATTCGATTATCTGTATAAATAATCAAATTTATTACTTGTTTTTCTTTTAGTCTGATCATATAGGTAATCAAATTCGCTTTTGTCTTTTTTATCTTTTTCTCTGAAATATTTTCTGGCTTCTTTTGACCCATACTTCCCTGCCAATACTGTTCTAAATTGTTCCCAAAATCCTTTCACAGGATATTTTAATCTTCCTTCCTTCGTTGTTACCCCTTCTTCTTTGACGGCTTTTATTCCTTGAGTTGTTTTTTTTATTTGTTGAGGCATTCCCAAAAAACCAGTCCCTGTCCAAATAGCTTCTTCTGTTCTTCCTTGCGCTATGTTCTGCATCAGTTTGGTAGTATTTCCTAGTATAGGCATAGGTGAATACGGCTGTTCCGTGGTTAAAGCAAATACAACCGAACCTACAAGCGGAAAGTTTCCTGCGATTGCTTTCAATGTATCTTTCCCTATTTCTTTGGGATCGTCTATGAAAGCCAATTTATTAATAGATGTTTCTATATAACCACCTATTATCAGCGCTGTAATCGCTTTGGCTAATAACTTTTTTCTATTTCCTGTTTTTAGAAAGTTAGTTAATTCTGGATATTGCTTGGCGAAAATATCACTGACATAGTATTGCATCTTAGAATTAAGCTGGGAGTAAAACATATTGATATTTTTGCCTAACTCGGTTTTAAAATATCGTGGCGTCTCTGCTCTAGACATTGCTCCCATGACCGCGTCTATGACATCATCTGCTTTTTCTCTGCGTTCTTTAGAAGCTTAGGCGTTATCCTTTTGCCTTCTTGTTCTATCCTCGCTAACTGCTGGTCAATTAAAGCCACCTTTCCCATTCGGGCAGTTAACCTATCTGTGTATTCGGGCGGTTTTCTCATCCATCTAATAATAGTATTCTTCAAATCTTGGATAGTTAGTCCCATTGTTCTTTCTTGAATACTGCCAGATGTCTTGGCTAATCTGGCCAATGGCGATTTCCTTAGAATCTTCCATCCACCTTTGGCTAAGTTCCTTATTCCACTTACCGTCCAAAAATCCACTAAGTTGATAAACTGCTTTAGAGGAACGGTATATCTAAGCCCTAAAATTGCCGAGGCCTGCAAGTTTCTTAAAACTCTTAATCCCTTCCAAGCTCCTTCTACTTTAGGAGGATTAACTATATAGCGATACCATTCCATTATGGCTTTATGCGTTTCGCTGCCAGCAATCTCTTGGAATTCCTTGCTGTCAATTAGATATTTAACCGGCACAGTCCTTTTACCGATGTCTATATAACGGGATACTCCATGTATCCATTGGTCAATAACCTTGCGGTAATCCTGCTCGTAAACTCCAATCGGCACTTCTTCTATCCTTTCTTTTATTGAACCGAAGTAAGGATCTTTGCGCAACCAATCAAACAAACCACCTTCATCAAGTCGTTTGATGTCTCTTGTTGTGTAGAGCGGACTATAATTTTTGACCTCGCCAATTTCCCTGCCTCGCAGAATGGTCACTCTTTTAACTTCTGGGTACAATTCTTCGGTTGTTCGCCTGATGTCCGTATAGGCCTTTTTGACTTTTGGACTTAATTCGGACCAGGACTTAGCTTCAATCTTTCTACCCTGCTTGTTAGCTGTAAAAGCAAATAGTTCTTTAGCTTCCTTTTTTGATAAATTAAAAACGGATCTTAATCTTATATTCTTCAAATACACCTCTCGCTCTTTGGCCAATCGTTCACCCCGCCTAATAGGATTGAAAATCAATTCTTCAAATCCTTTTCCTAATCTTCTAAAGAATCTCTTGCCAGTTTCGTATCCCTGGATGATATTTTTTGTTTCCTTACCAATATTTTCAAAGCTAACTTTTTTAATCCATTCTTTATCTGACACTTTAAATTGCCTGGTTCTCTTAATATAATCCAATGCCTTTTGTGAAATGGTGGCGCTAATCTCGCCTGTCTCTTCTCTTTTCACTTTCACCAAGTTCTTTAGATATTTATTTTCTACCTTTAACTGATTAACAATCTCATCTCTCACACCAGAATTTTTCAAGCTGGCGATTATTTTGGAAGTGTATCCTTTGACTTTTCTAAGCTGTTTTTGAGCATAAGCTATTTCGTAATCATACAGCTCACTTTCTGGAATAATGTTGCCATATCTACTAATTGCGCTTTTAATCGTGTCGGGACGAAACTTAAGCGTTTCTTTCTGGTCTTTGAATACTTTAATGAATCTGGCTTTTGGCTTTAGTGTTTCGGCAATTTTGCCAGAGACATATTTGGCTATAGCAGGCGGGGTTTTCCCTTCTCTGTATGGTTTGGTCGGTCGGGGTAGCCATTCTCTTATTGGTTTATATTTTCCTGTTTCCATTACCCTGCGAATAGCTTTTGCTTCGGCAGGTATGTATTCGTATCTTGCTCTATGCAGCTTATTCAAAAGGCGCTGCGATATCTTAGCTGCTTTTTCTTTCTTAGGCAGCGCTTTGCCAATCAATCTCAATGTTTTCTCTTTGGCTCTCGTGCTGACTTTTTCTGCGACAGTTTTGATACTCTTAATGGCTTCTATCAATTCCGCCTCGCTGGCAAAATTGTATCCGCCGACTTCATTAAGTTCTGTCATCAATTCGTCTATGACAGATCCGCCGCCTTTTTTATTGAGTAATTCTGGCGGGATGCCTGACATTTCTTCTACTAAAAACCTTTTTTGATATGGCTTGATTCCGCCTAATGCTTTAATACTGCTAAACAATTCACCTTCGGCTGTCTTTTTCACTTTTTGAAATTCTTTCTCAAACATCTTTTCCATTATTTTTTCTTCTGTTGCCGTTAATGGCTCTGATTCTTTTAATATTTTTCTGCTAATTTTCTCTGTTGTCTTACCTAAAGTCCGTTTTAATTCCTTTATGTTACTGAAATTATAGCCGCCAAGTTCATTTAACTCTTTAATATCTATTTCTTTTAAACCGCCAAGGGCTTCTACATCACGAGCCAACTTCTTTATTGAAACAGCCGATGGCTTTGACCTGATCGCTTTTCCGCCTTTGGGAATCTTGTCCATTATTACTAGTTCTTTTTCGGCTGTCTTTCCGGCTGCTTTAGTAAACTCATCGGGCTTCATTATTTCTTTAAGCGATTCTATAAAATCGTCTTTTGGAATTTTTTCTGACCTGGCTTTCGACAATACTGGTGGCAATAGTTGTTGTTCAGCAAGGGCTCCTTCTCTTAAGGCAATAATTCTTTGTTCAAAAAATCCTTGATTTGCCTTTCCTTTAGCTTGTCTTAATTGTTTTTGAGCTTTTTTTATGACGGGTGTATCAAAAGATTCTATTTTCAAAAGTTGTGCTATTCCTTTGCCTCGTGGATCGTATAATGACTTAAGGGCTTTATTATTTAATACAATATATTCAAAATCACCAGTCGGTAAGCTCCCTCGTGCGACATCATATCCTTTATCTCTAAGAGCTTTTGTTATTTGTTCTGTATTTGCTATTTGTCTTTTTTCTCTAAGAAATACTTTAATCGCATCTAAATTTGCTACTTTAGCGCTATCTCGTAAGGTCATAACACGAATATCGTCTGGTGTTCTTGCATATTTACGAGCGACATTTGGATTATCAGCAAAATGAGTCCCACGAGCCATTATATTTATATTTGGTTGGTCACCACCAATTCCCTTAAATAAAGTGATTGGCTTCTCTTTTAATGTAATATCAACTCCCTTCACAAACTCCTCCGCACTCTTAAACTTCCCTGTTCCCTTAACCAATGATTCTAATTCCTTAGGAGCAACCCTCTCTATTTCTCTAACTGCTTGATTGTAGAAGTCGGTGAGGTTTATAATCCTTTTTGTTGCTAATCTTGGCGGTAATGCAATTTGATAAATATCACCATTTTCTAAATACTGGATTGAACCATCAAAGCCTTTTGGTAGTTTCGATAAATCGCCCTTTACTATTGCTGAACCAATATTACTTTCAATGTCATGTGCAGTAGCATTATATAATTTTAGACCTTCAATATTTATAGCAATCTTGGCTGGCTTTTGTCCTTCAAATATTTCTCTAACTCCAGTCCTACTATATAATTTATCATTAACTTTATTTCCTGCCGCATAGATTGCCCCCCTCCTTTCACCTATATTTAAGTCTTTGCCAGTCTGAAATCCTTCTTTAAGTATTTTATTTGCTTGAATATCTCCCGTTTGATGAAATACAATACTACCCTTGTTTTGTATATTGTCCACAAACTCCTCCACATTTTTATACTTCCTTGCTTCTTTTGCTAATGGCTGGAGTTTTTGAGAGATTGCTTTTAGTTTAGCTTTTGGCTCTGGTACTTCCCAAGGACCATAATGTTTTATTTTTACTGCCATTTCCATAACTTGTTTAGGAGCATATCTTCTAACTTCTGATTCTTTAATTTTCCCTAAAGCATAGTAAAAGTCCTTGGGATACTTTTTATTTCCTCTACTGACATCAATAACGATATCTCCCTTTTCAACCCAAGCATGTCCATATCTCACGCCCTTAATTTTCCCCTGTCCAGTAACATTCCCGTGAACGAGACGAAGAGATTTATCATCCATATGCTTCCTTATGTAATCAAAACCCTGCTCGTAACATTCGCCTGTTGGTTTCATTGCTTCTGCCTTTAGTTTTACTTTTGACTTAGCCTCTATAACATCTTCTATTGTTGTTCTCGGAGCAAAGTGTTTAGCGGCTTTTTTGGCTCTTATCTCTTCTGGCATTTCTTTATAAGGAACATCCTTCGTAGGTCTAATACCTTTTTTATATTGTTTGGCATGAGTAAGTTCTTCTATTAATGTTCTGTCTAAACTATCTGCCACTATCCCATCGCTTAACACTATTGCTGGATTCCCTTTAGGATCAACAGACAAAGTCCCAAGCACATTTTTCCTCATATGATGTTGTGGCTTAATATATAGCGTAGTATCTAAAACGTCTTTATATTGTTTTCTAACTTTTGGATCAGTAATAAATTTCCCAATTTTACCAGCATTGATGACATCTTTTGATGTAGTGTCAACTCGTTCAAATGTTCTATATGCTGTTTCTAATTCTTCCTCTAATTTCTCGGAATGAATATATTTCTCTGCTGATTTTACTTTTGGTTTTATCTTTAGTTCGCCAGCATAGACAGGAATACCGCCTGGCGTATAGGCAATAGGTTTAACACTTGATTTTGTCGGTGGCTTTATTTTCGGCGCTTTTTTGACCGCCTTTTTTAATGTGTCTGCGAGGCTATGATAGTTTATTTCATGCAAGTCTCTAATGACCATCTCTATTTCTTTTTTGCCCCATGTTTCTGGAATGATAGTTTCTTTTGCAAAATTCTTCTCTAAGTCCTTTATAAATTTAAGTTGAGGTTCGTCTGGATAAACCTTTTTAGCTATAGCTTCGAAATCCAAACCCTTCTTCTTTGCCATATCCTTAGCTAGCAAAACCACATTACCTGAAGTTGAACCGTCGCACCCGTATCCCAGCTTATATGGTCTGACTGTGTAAGTAATTTTGATTGCTGGGTGAGAAACAATTTGAGGCTTATAACCTAAATCAGCAATTTCTTTAGCCAATTTAATTGTGCCTTCTTTTTTGCCTTGATTAATGAATCCGTAACCCCCCTCTATTTTCATATAAGGTTCAATTGCTTTTTTCACTTCGTCAATGGCAATTGCTTTTTCTCCTGCTTTTAAGGAAATTTTGCTTGGAATAGTTATTACTTCTCCTTTCTTTCTGACGATTTTTTCTATTTCTGGATTGACTACTCTTCTGGTTTCTTTTTTGATTGGCGAGACTACTGCTTTTGGTTTTGTTTTCTCAGCTACCTCTTTTATTCCAGCGGTCACTCGCAATGCTCTCTCGTAAATATCTTTAGCCAATGTTTCTCCTTTTATCCCTAATGTCTTCAGAATGTCCTGCTCTTCTTTAGGTAATTCCTTTATTATGATTGTGGCTGGCTTCTTGGCTAATCTTTTCAGAACTTTACCTGCTACTTTCATCATTGGTTTAGTGATTGGTTTCAAAGCTGCCCCAGTTAATGGGAAGGCCGCTCCAAACAATGCTCCATGTATCATTGCCTCTTCTCTGGTTTGTCCTTCAGCCGGTCTTTCTAATGCGCTGATAGCGCCAAATGGCAATGCTACTTTCGCCATCTTTTTAATCAGGCCTGGAGTAACTTTCGTTCCTATTTTTGCTATTTTAGCTATTTTGGGCGCTTTGAGCGCCAACTTCCCCATAAGCGCCAATCCTTTCTCTGCTGCTCCAAATGGAATCAACCATGATTCTAATTCGCCAATTGGTCTAGTGAGCTTAGCCGCTTTTTCTTCAATCTCTGTTTTTTTGAACTTAGGAAACCAATAGCCCAATGTTAAACCTTTGACCGCTCCTGTAGCCATTCCTTTTAATGCTCCAGTGGTTGCTTCTGGTATTGGGCTCACTCGTTCCCCAACTCCAAATAATTGCTTGGTAGTTTCATGCTTCAAAGGCGTAATCGGTTTGGTCATCTCTTCTATTTTTTTCTCGGCTGTCATTCTTTGTCCTGGCGTCAATCCTGTTCCCACTTCAAAAGTCATCGCCTTATTTTCGGGCTTTGGTTTGAACCATTTGCCAATGGTTTTACTCACATTCTTGAATGGAGATGTAATTTGCTCCCAAAAACTTGGCATAGTAATAATAGATGAGTAATGGGTCGTCTCGCTTTTGAATCGTCGCACACAGGCGATTCAGTGGCGTCACTTTGCGACAAATTAGCTAAGACCAGTGATTCAGAAGACTATTTCCCCCACAAGCGAGCCCACCATGATTTTGGCTCGTTTGTCGCCAACCACTCATCTGAAACTTCTGTGTATACTGCATTGCTGACCTCTTCTGGAGTAAGATTTGTCAATTCTCCGATCATTTCTATTGCAAATTCTTCTCTTGTGCTTGCTCCTTGATCACCTTCTTCTGCCCATTTTGTCTTATATTTACTAATATAGTCACTTAAAAGTTTCTTCTCCCTATCTGCAGTTCGCTCCTGAGTGGGAGTGCGTCCCTCTTCTTTTGCCGTCAGCCATTCCATATAAGTCATTCCTGTATCGACTTCTCCGCCCGCTAATTGCCATTCTTGATAAGAAGTAGGTGGCTTATATCCTTCAGTCCCTTCATTTTGTTGGACCTTGTACCAATCTAATTCCTGTTGGTCTTCCCACCTCTTTCTCTCTTCTTCTGCTTCAGTTAACCTTCGAGCAAAATCCATCTCCCATCTCTCCTGTTCTGTTCCCGTTGCCAGTTCCTGACTCCTAATAGTTTGATAAGTAGTTAATTGGTTAGTCAACCAATTAAGGTTGTGTTGCATGTTCTGAACTTCTTGCTGTTTATCTGAAGTTTCCATTGCTATCTTTTTAGTTATTTCATCTAAAGTAGTGTTGTAGGAATCTGCCAATCCGTTTCTCTGATTTATCAGATTATTGATTTTGGTATTGGTTAATTTTTCTATCTCTGACGCTTCGCCCGTAATATTAGCTGCCGAGTAATAGGGATTTCTTCTGACTTTGCTGATTGAAACATCTCTAATATTCTTCTCGCCTGCTATCTGGTCATCTTTTTTAGCAATCTTGTCCTTGATACCTGTCAGTTCTTTGCTACTATATTCTTCTTCGTATCGTTTTGTCTGATATCCTGTCAAAGCGCCTTGCGCTGATTCTAATTGACTTTTAGTATTCTCTATATCTGTCTGTAGTTTAGGGATATCATAAGCACCACCTGTAACGCTGGTTTTTGGTTCTGCAGTTATTTCTTTTACTGCTCCATACTGACTTGCGAGATTATCATAACTCACAGCATTTTTCTTAGCCGGCTCGTTCTCTGTTGACTTATTCCATCCGCTTGGCACTTTGGCTTGGTATCCTGCTGGCATTGCCCCTGGAGCATTTTCAATCTGCCCCCAGATATTTCCTGCTTGGGCTTCTGCATGAGGAATATATCTGTTTGTTGTTTTTTCGAATACATGCGGACTTCCCTGATATCTAACATAAGGTTTTTGCTTTGGTTTTGTCTTTGTTTTTGGCTTGAATACTTCTCCTAAAGTCATTGGCAATTGTGAAATTGGTGTGTAATTTGTTGGCATGATTTTATGGTTTTTTCTCGACCTTTAATGGTTTTACTTCTTTGATTCTGCCAGTGATTAAGTCAATATCGTAAATTTTACTGGCATCCAATCTATATTTTGAGTATTTATTCAATAAAAAAGTCTGCTTTTGGGTCTCTAAGGCTTGAGCAATTAAAAGATATTGGTTGATTAATTCAACCCGTTTCCTTAGTTCCTCTAAATCTGTTTTGTCTAATTTTTTTGAAAACATTGTTTTATTTTTAAGTTATTGAGCTTTCTATTTTTGATAGTCGCTCATCTAAATCTTTTATTGCCCCAACCGAAGCTAAGATTAATGTATCCATTCTCATCCCCTGGTTTTTCCCCTTCCCGTCTTTAAGTTCTGTTGCCATACTACTCGGGTTGACTCTGATATTGTCTGGCTTATTCTTTAGTTTTCTGATGACATCTATTGCTTTTTTCTCATCCATTAAAGGTTGAGAATGAGCAACCAGACCACCTGTACCGTAGTGAACTGAATACCAATAATTAGTCGCTATGCCTAATTGAGCTGAATTACTTAAACTGCTGTCTGGGACAAAATGCGCGTTGGACAGACCATTGATATAAATATGAGTGCCGTCAGCCCCGATTGAATTATTGCCACCGCCTAAAGCCATCACTTCTCCTTCGATGGTAACGCTTGAGTTGATATTTACTCCTAAACTAATATCGGCTGCTTCTATCTTGAACACGCTTCCTACGGAATCGCCATAGATTATGGCTCTGGTCACGCCATTGGCATCGTAGAAATGTAGGGCTTCAGTGGTCAATTTTACCCTCAGATAAGTTGCATCGTAGCATTGCAGAAAGTTTGTGCTATCTAATATGACCATTGGCTTAGTAGCGGATGTTCTGATTGTTCTTCCTGTTAAAATTCCGGTAGTGATTTTATCAGCGCTTAAATTGGCAATCTTAGCGTCCTGAATTGTGCTATTGGCAATTTTTGCATTAGTTACTTGTAAATTTCCTATATGAGCATTTAGAATCTGGCCTGTGCCAATATGAGCTGATTGAATTACTGCATCGTCTACCTGAATTGACAATGTAACTACTGCTTCGCTCTGAATCAACTTTTGGGCATCCACTGCTCCATTCTTTATTTTCTGGGTGGCTACGGCTGCATCGGCTAACTTTTGTTCGGTTACTGCCAGCGCTTTTAGATGTTGAGTCCAAACTGCTTCATCTTCTATTTTTGTAGTTCCCACTGCCCCTGAAGCTATTTGAACACTTCTTATTGACAATGGAGCAAGCATTGGCGAATTCTTGCCGTCATGAGTGTGCGGAATTGTTTCTGGAAATGGCTGGTCATCTATTTCCTTATTTATGAAAATTTTTTCAATTAGTTTTTTTAACATATTAGAGAATTCCCAATGATTCAAAATAATTGGCAATAGCTATTACTTCTGGGGTCTCATTTCCTGCCGGATGAAAATTCAAGGCAATTTCAAACTCTTCGCCCTTACCTTTTTCTTCTCCTTCTTCGTCGCCTGTTTCAATAGTGAAGATTGCTTTGGTCATTCCTTGTTTATCAAATTGTTCTGCTCCGTCTTGCATGGTTGCTTTTTTCCAGCTTTCTTGTTCGTTTAATCGGTAGTAAACCTCTATGCTGCAATTTTTAGACAAAGGTTTGGTCAGAAGTTTAATGTGCCGAAATCCTTTCTGAACGAATGGCTCGTCAGCATCAAATACTAATCCTTCATATCTGGCTTCCGCTTTATTATCTTCATCTATAGTGTCTACTCCATAATCTGTGCCATCTTTCCATGAAATATATGACTTGTCGCTATACATCACGATTGCCCCTATTTTGACATCCTCCATTTTTCCGTGCGACGGAATGTATTCTAAATTTAAAGCGTAGGGATCATTCCTGTTTAATCTGCCATAGGAATAAACTCCACATTTGTCTGACCCAATTAGCCCAAAAATTGGGAGGCCTCTCATATTGGCTATGCCCTGCGGATTGACCCAACCTCCACCTGGAAGCTGTTTAATCCGAATCAGACTTGCCATGTCCCAGAAATAAAGCCCGCCATTTACCCCTGCCTGAATGATAATAAACTCCGAATCCAGTATTGCATTAACTCCTTTTTCAGCTATCATTCTCTTTTGAATCCAAGACGGTTCTATCTTATCCCAAGTCCAAAGCCATCCCTCTTCCACTTTGTCGCCTTTGGTTGAACCAATGACGACCAACTGGTCTGTGTCCAATAAACATTTTGCCCGATTGCTTGGAATTAAATCTAAGGCCTGATTGTTAAAGTTCCCTTCATAATCTACCATTGCAATGTATCTGCCATCACAAATCATCAGCACTCCACAAGCCATTCTCATCGTATGCCAAGCGGGATCGCCATTTAGATTACCCCAATTATGCTCTACATCGGTTGTCCAATCACCTGTAAGTTTTATTCTGCTTATTTTAGTTTCAGTCGCCCAATATAAATAAGCTACATAATTACTTGCTCCATCATTATTCGTATATTCGCCTGCTCCTGTTATCTTGCCGTTTGCATCAGTATATTTTAATTCCCAGGCTGAAGCCGGCGTGTCTTTGCTGTAAATTTTGCCCGAATCTCCGAATCCGTAGAGTTTGCCGTTTGTGGCTGGCACGAAAAATAGAATCAAATCAGTTACTATCTCCTCTGAATCTTTTTTCAGTGCTTGGTTACATTTCAGAGTGTCTCCGCCCGAACGGATATCTAACCCATAGCCGAACCTGAATGCCCCTTTTACTCCCTTATAGGCGTCGTCGGCAATTCCACCACGAAACCCCTGAATTTTATAAGCGTTCAATGGCATAAATTTTAAAGCTGCCTTGAGCTTATTGCCCGTCCTTTATAGACACTGGAAGGTTCTTCATCTCCCCTATTTTTTATCTCTTGAAGCATAGAATTGGCTTCCAGAATCTCATCTTTTGCGTCATTTCTTCGTCCTGGCTCTTTTTTTAGACAAATGGCTAGAGCTAATTTAACAATTGGCTCATCCATTTCCTCTGGCGTAATCGGCTCATCAGTCGGGTCTACTAATCTTATTGGTCTTCTAATATGATAAATATCTATAGTTTTGTTGTCTTCTCCTATGGTTGGATTGATTAAAAACTGATCTCCCATAATCGTATAAACCCTTTCCCAAACATAGTTTCCGCTTTGATAATCCTCTGGGTCTGTTGGATAATAGATGTTACCGTCTACTTTTAAAGAAATCATTGACTTATAATCAAAGGGTAGGTAATAATCTTCTTTGTCTTTTTCAGTGTTAATGGTGGAAGGTTTTCTTAGGAATTTCCATCTGGCAAAGTTGCACACTCTGACAATAGATTTATTTATCCATCCCTTTTTATTTTCTTCGCTCCAAAACCCTGTCGTCTTTGAAGCCGACATTCTGGCGTTTAGGTCTTGTAAAAATTCTTGTAATTGCATATTTAAGTTAAACTGCCCGTTCTCCTATATTGCTGGATATAAGGCAGAAAGTTATCGCCTGGACAATCTGTGGTTGCCTCTGGCACTTCACCGTGTCCAAACACTTTCTCTTTTGGAATACCTTTTTTCTTTCGAAGGTCATCCAATGCTATTTGCAATACTGCCAGCTGAGCAGCCGATGGATTTTCATTTAATCCTGCGCTTTCGAAATCCCCGCTTAGACAGATACCTATACTTCGATAGTTCATTTTATTAGCTGAACAATGAGCCCCAATTTTATTCTCTGGTCTTCCTTGTATTAACTCACCGTCCCTATCCGCTCCTGCTATCCACCAATGATAACCAATATTTCCCCAACCATAACCAATGTGGTTATTCTTAATAGTTACAAAATAAGTGGTATCTCTAGCGGTGGCTGAATGGTGGACAATAATAAATTCTGGATAGTTTGCTTTTTCCCAGCCTTCTACATCTTTTTTCGTTGTCTGAACCATTCTTTTTCTTTGCCAAGCAATGACTAATTTGGCAGGGAACTCGCCGCTATTTTTGTTATGATCCCATGGCAGTTTGAAATTCCCGTTGTGACTTTTCCAGTCCTCTATCACCAGCCCGATTTTATTTCCCTTTGTCCAGCCCGACCTGTCTATGATTTCTTGAATGATTTCTTTTAGTTCTGGTGATTCGTAGATGCTATTTGCTGACCAATGTTCTCCTACTATCACGCCTCCTTCTCCACCCCCGATAAACCATTCTGCTTGAGCTATAGTTTTATCCCTAATTGATGGTCTGTTTGACCCATCTATTTGAAATGGCGCGGCATTATCTTCGGCAAATCCTTTAATGAGTAAATTAGGATAGGCGTTGTTCTGATCTGATTGAGTTAATAGTAATACTGCTGAAATAATTCTTGCCCCTTTGGGAATATCTATTCCGCTAAAAATGAACCCGCCGTCACAAAAACCACTCCCGTCATTTCCTATGGTAATTGCATTCCCAAACCCATCTCCATACCAGGTCGTTTTATAATCCTCTTCGCCGTCTCTGTCGTTAGCCGCCAAATAACCAATGGTTACTTCTTGGTCGAAATACCAAACTTCTAATTCTGCTTGATATCCTTCGCCTTTACTTTTGTCCCAGCAGGTCTCGGTTTGTCCATCCGTTGAACCGTTATCTTCAATGACAAAAGCTATAGCGTTTCCTGGTTTCCAGTCGGCTTGAGCAACGATTTCCTCTACAATCAAATGCAAATTCGGAGTTTGCGTCCATTCGTGAACTTCCCACTTTTTGATAATATGCCATGCCTTACTATTTACAGTCTTATCTCTTTGGCTTGGTCTGCTGACTTGGCCAAACGGCTTTGTATCTACTTCTTTAATTCCTTTGATGATTAATTTCACATCTGGATCTACGCTGTCGGTGTAAGCTGGTTTCAATTTCAATCGTGCCAGCATTATTTTTGCGTCTTTGGGAATATTGACGTCTCTAAATCTAAAAGCGGCGTGCTGGACTACTGCATCGTATTTGCCGAATGTTATGGTATTCCCTGTGTTGCCCTCTGAATGCCAGGTCTCGTTATTCTTTTCTCTACCGTCGTCATTGTTTTGACTGATGACAGCTTTGAATTTTAAGACCTGATATTTTGGCATTTTAGATTACCGGTTTTAGTTTTAGAATTAACTGAACTTCTTTTCCTGTCCCTGCGCTGCTATCAGAGATAATTTTGTATTTCCCGCTGGCGCTTGAATCGTCTTCAATGACTAAGGCAATGGCCTTGCCACCGTATTCGGGCTGCTCTATAAGCTCCTGGATGATATCTTTAATGTCTGGGGATTCAAACCAATCGCCTTCTGCCCAAGCCCCAGTAATATCCCAATCCACTACGGCTGTAGTCTTTGCTCTAGTTGAAGGCCTATCACTACCATTTGCGGCAAAAGTGTTCGGACTGGCTTCTTTAATTCCTTTAATTTTCAGATTAACTGGAGTAAAACTTGCGTTGGCGTTTGCCCTTACTCTTAATTTCGCTGAAACAATTTCGCAGTTATTAGGAAGATTGGGTCTCAAAAATCGCAGGCCCGTATCACAACTACCTGTACTATCATGTCCTACAGTAATCCCGTTTCCTGCATAGCCGTCTTCGTACCAAGTAGTATCGTAATCTTCCTCGCCATCGTCGCTATTTAAAATAATGTGCAAACTCTGAAAAAACCTTCTTAAGTCTTGGCTTGATGGAATAAATTTAGCCATAAGTTTATAACTCCATTATGTATTCCACGCTCTCTCCTGCTATTTCTGCTCCGACAAGAATTTTGTCTGGCGAGTCAATACGGAGACTGACCGATTCATTCGGCTCTAATCTGAATGGATGAATCTTTGAGGCGTAGACATCGGCGGCTATGTAAATCTTGCCTGTATTCGCTTTCTTGGCTTTAACCACTATTTCACAGGCATTACCGATTCTCTGAGCTGTTGCCAATGAATAGTAATTACTCCAAGCCCCACCGCTATTTACATCAGCTGCGCAGTCTTTTTCACCTGTAGTAAAATTTGGTCTGCTTTCTACTGGCATCTTTGTTTTGTTTAATTAACCTAATCGGAACGCAAATTCTTTTGCATTCTGTTTCATCGACCTTTAATAAAAAGCTCAGTCCTAATTGCTTAGAACTTAGGCTTTTTTGTCTCCTTAGTTGACTTTGTGCCTTTAATTCCTTTAGTAGAGGTCTTTTCTCCTTCTTCTTTGCCTTGTCCTTTCAGCTTCATTTCTTTTTTCGCTACTTTTTTCTCTCTGGCTTTAAGTTTGACTTCTCTTTCTTCTAATGTTTCCAACATCTTGGCTCTTTCTTTTGTTGCATTCTTTTCAACCTTAATAAAGACATTGCCACAGTTTGGATGATTATCTAAAAATGCAATCTCGTCTTTATTGTTAGTCTTATAGACGCCATTTTCAAACTGGATGGCGCTTCCTTGGACAACCATTACCTTACCACCTACCTCTTTACTATAAGAAGCCTTATTAACCAACTTAAGATTGTGGTATTTTGAAATGTATTTTGTCTTTTGTTTTTTTGTATCCATTATTTTATTGAGTCTTAATTTAACTTTATTCGACCTTTTAACCCTGTAGCAGGCTCTCCTGCTCGGCTAATCCGGAGAGCCGTTTCAGCCGAGCAACTTCGCTACAAGGATATAGCGTTCTCGGATTTCTGTTCACAAGCACCAAGAAAGCTCGGAATCTTATTCAGAATTTAGAACTGGTTATAAGGCAGCTTTACTCATTATGGCGTGACGTGATTCTTGTTCCATTTGAAGTCCACATTCAGTTAAATATTCATCTACTCGGCTATCCTCGCCTGGAGCCTGTCGGTTAGTTAACAGTTTGGTGTCTCGATTACTCAAATAACAATAAGTCAGAGCTTCCATGTCTGTCATAACAGCGTAATTACCATAGGTTGTTCCAGCCAATAGTGGATGCTTAATCATATGAACAAGTCCGTGCGGTGAAATATAATCTATAATCTGCAATCCGTAAGCTTTGGCTTTATCTACCACCTGTAATTTCCCTTTGGCCCAACTATTTACCATTGAAATTACAGCAGCTGCCGCAAATAGATACTTTTCTACATTTCCATGGGCAAAGGCGCTTTCTAACCAACTTTCAAATTCAGCTTCCGTATCCACATTAGCCGTAGCGTAAGTAGAAATCTTATCTATCATTCCGTCGGTGAATCTCTTGGGATGAGTTCCGCTAGTATCTTCATTCCTTTTCCCAAATATAAACGCTCTTTCAATGTCTATCATATGCTCAATTGCTTTCTTCCTTCTCTGATAATCAAAATCGTTTTCCTTAGTCCACCCTTTGGTATTTCTGGCGGTTTCAGTAACTCCGATTGGAGTTCTAAAAATCTGACAATAGTTATATGGCTGGCTAATTGTAGTTGTCTTAATATCTCTCAATCCGGCACCTTCCTCGTTGACATTACCGATAATCCAGACATCACCTACGGCGCTTGCAGCCGCTCCAGTCGCTCCACCTTTTTCCGCTCCGACTGTAACAGTATTAGCATCCACGATAGCCGTAACTTCAAATACCCATTTCTGAAGCGCCACTAAAACTACATCTCCAACTTGACAATATTGGCTTTGTCCCGTGATAGTAAGATTTCCGCCATCTGGATCAACCGTTCCTGAACCAGTTAACTTCCTTTTGCCGTATTCATCTTCAAACCATTTAAATGTCGGGTCAGTGGTCTCTCTCTTTTTCATTGCCTTTCCTTGATTAGTCACCGGGTCTTTACCAGCGTTAGTCAAAATTGCCAATAATGGATAACGATTTACATCCAATAGCGAAATCACATCGGCTATATCATATTTCCGACTCACACCTAAATTACCAGTTCCTCTAATTCCTGTTGCTGAAGGCATTTTTTGTTTTCTCCTTAAATTACTATTGAGAGATTCGACTAAGCTCTCTCAAGAGTTTTTAGCCACCAACTTGCGGAACTGTCTGCAGATTTACTGACAGGGTTCTCGATTGGAGAACAGGGCTACTGCTTCTCCCTTTTTTATACTCCTAACCCACCTAAAGGCGAGTCTGATGCGGAGGGTTCAAGAGCTTTTTGAATTCTCTTTGTTTCCTTGCCTGGCTCCTTGCCTGGTGAAGACGGAGCACCTGCTCCGCTCTCAACTTGAGCTTTTGCTTTCTTAAGACGGCTCTTTTCCTTTTCAGAAATTTCTTCTTCGCCCTTTTCTTTACCAGCAAAAGCGTCAACTTTCTGGCAAGCTTCTTTTAAGGGCATTGCTTTACCATTAGAAGCCGAGGCATCTATTACAGCCAGAACCAATTCCCGATATTCTGGATTGGTCTTAAGAAGAGGATGGCCTTTTTGGGCTTCTCTGATTTCTTTAGTTACTACATCTCTGGCCGCGCTCTTTTCTTCGTAGGTTTTACTGACTTTCTCGTCTATTTTCCCCAAAATCCACATGGCGAATTTTCTGGGAGTCATCTTTGCCATTTCCTCATCTTCCGGAATCTCTATTGCCTCTTCCTCTTTTCCTTCCTCTTCTTCTTTTTCCTTCTCTCCTTCTTCCTCTTCACCTTCTTTTAATTTATTTCCTAATTCTTCGTTTTTCTTTTCTAATTCCTCGTGGGCTTTAATGACTTCTTCTCTTGATTTACCGTGCCATCTATCTTTTTCTTTTTTGGAAGCCTCGTTTTCTTCTTCGGCTTCTTCAGTTTCCTCTTTAGTTTCTTCTTCCTCTTTTTCCTCCTCTTTTTCTTCAGTTTCTTCTTCCTCGATATCTTCTTTATTTTCCTCTTCGTTTTCTTCGGTTTCTACCTCTTGATTTTCTTCGTTTTCGTCCTTTTCCTCTTCTTCTTTAGGTGAAGCATTGAGAAGATTTTCTAACTCCTTTGTTTCATCTGTCATTTTTTTAATTGATTTTAATTGTTTAAATGGATTCGACCTTTATTCTAATTTTTTTCTAAATTCCTTACTTCTGGTTATTGTAGATTTACAGATCTTTATAGCTGCTATTTTCTTACTATCCTTTTTATCTTTGGGTTTGAAATCTGGATCAGCTACTAAAGTATTAACGCATTCTTCAATCCGTCGGTCTATTTTCTGACCAAGTTTAGTTCCGTTTTCCCATTTTTTAGTTTTGCCTTTAATTCCATATGGCATATTATTTTTCCCTCATGGCTTCGGCTGCCTCTTCTTTTTCCTGAAGAGCAGTCTCTACCATATTGAGGATTTTTTTATAAGCTCGAATGGATTCCCTATGCTGAACGTATTGGTCTGGCTCACAATCCAAAATCTCATTGACTTCTATTTCAATTTCTTTTCCAATTCGAGCCGCAAGGATTCGCCATCCCTTCATTCTGGTCATTTCCGAAATAGCTAATCCTTCTTCAAATTTTTCTTCATTTGTCTCAGACATAATTACCCTTCAATTGCTATTCCTTCTTTTTCTTCTCCAAGTCCAAGTCCGCCTAACTTAAACTCACCCTTTTCAATTTTCTGCAAGACTTCCATTAAATCCCCAATTGCTTTCTCAAAACTCACTGTTTTCTCTGTATCTCTCGGCTCAAAACTCCCAATATAAGCTTGCCGGGCCACTCGAACAGCATCGTCCACTACATTCCATTTCTTTTGTTTATTCTCTCTACTTTGGTCTTGACGAAACTTATCCAAAACAACATTTCCTTTTGTTTGTTTTTCGTCTTTTTTTTCAGACATGATTTTAAATAATAATTGATTATTTGACCTTTTTACGAATTATCTATATCGTCTGCGCTTAAGCGCGGAAAGGGCTTTACAGCATTCCATAAAATGAATGCTCCAAAACATTCAACGGTTGGGGTCGATCCACCAGCTGTTGTTACCACTATTCTTAAATATCTTTTCATTCTCCTAATCTCCATGGTGTAACTATGATCCTGGGCTACAGTTATCTCTGCTCCGCCATCTACCACACTGGCGCCTCCAAATCCACTATCATCATCTTCTTCGACTTTCACTTTTACTGATGTCGGAGCTCCTGTAATATTTCCGATTTCTATAAAAGCCATGGCAGTGTCAAGCGCAAAACTATCAGCAAGATAAGTGTCAACCGCATTTCCATCCAGCGATCCAGTGCTAGGAATTATCTGAATTGGAATGCTAATTGATTTTGAAAAATTTTGTCTTAATTCTTTTGGCATTTTTGTTATCTTATTAAATTAATTTGTCGACCTTTATTCTCCTATTTTCCGTAAGAGAGGAATTCTATTCATTATCCGCCTTATAATCCCCGGTGATTGGACCGGTGGCATTGCCTCTGTTTCTGTTGGAGGATTGACTTCTGGTAATTTTGTTGGAACGATCTTCTCAACTTCTTTTTCTTTTTTAAGCGTAATTTCTTTTTCTTCTTTGCCCAGTAAAACTTCCTCGTAGGCTTCTTTACCTAATTCTTCTAACAACATTTTTTGCAATTCTCTCTTTCTCTTTTGCCATTGTTTTACTTCATTTTCGTTATTCTGGTCTGGCTTATCTTCAGCTACAAATTTGTTATAAAGTAGAAGAATCTGATTCAACCTAGCTTCCTTATCTGGTGGAATAACTGGCTCAACTTCTACAATGGCATCCACTTTTACTTCTCTGTCTTTTTCAGTGAATTCTTTAAAGCTCACTTTATCTCCTACAATTCGGTAATATTTATCTTCAGTAATAAATTCTTCATTTAATTGAATAAGAATATTAGCTAATTGAGTCAGAGCATCTGCTATTGTCAAAGCATTCAGACTTAATCTTAGATTACCCTGGCCCAGAAGAGTTTTAATCTTCTCTGCTGCTTCTTGTTTACTCTTTGGTATTCCTTGCATGTATTCACTCATGGCCAATGTTCTTTCTATCTCATTTCTCATTAGCTGATCCTCAGTAATCCCCATTGCGCTAATCTCTGGCGGTCTTTCTATGACTGCGTCATCGTGTCGTCTTAATTCCCATTTTGCTCCTGGAGCAAAGATAATATCGTTCTTTGAAATACCTGCGTCCTTGCGTATCTTAATGACCGGGTCAAGCATCAAAATCACATCATCCATCCTTTGGTTTCTCAAATCCGCAATTTCAAGAATAGTAGTTTCTACCGGCTCAACATGCCCCATAGCCCATAACTCCCAGTTAAGCGGATGGTCAGGTATATCTATAAATATTCTGCCGTTGTTCACATTTTGATATGGGTTTTCATCATTCCTAATCAACACTTCTTCGTTGGCAATAACTATTAGCTTACCTTCTTCATAATCCCAAATTTCCCAAAGTTCTACTTGTTTCTCATCCTCTGCTTTTTCTGTTAAGGTTTCTCCTTCTTCTTTGTCATCGCTGCCTGCGATTTGTCCCATCTTCTTAGTATTTATTTCATATCGCTCTTTCTTCCAGTCTTCTACTTTTTTCGGTTCGACGGATTCCAAATTCTTGTAAAGTTTGCCACTCTGAACTTCGCCATTTTCATCTTTAGCTTTGACTGTCTCTCGTGCTTTTTCCTCTTTTTCAATTTTGTCTTTAGTTTTTACAATTCTGTGGATCAGCCAGGGGCAATCTTCTTGCAGGTCTGTAGTTTCTGGAGCTGGCAGAATATCCCAAAGATCTACGATTTGAAGACTTGGATCATCATATCTATTTTTCTCCGCTTCTTTATCATTTGTTTTTTTGTCATTGTCAGTCCGCCAAGTTACCTTCGCTATCCCATTTCCATACAGCCCTGATGAGTTTAACCATCTCGGCAATTTCTTTTTCAGCTTGATAATATCAAAGTCGTAATTAACTAAATCATCCCATGAATCCATTGATTCTGATTCCAGATCATCTTTGTTTCTCGGCAGAATTCTTATTTTTCTCCTAGCGGTGGCTAATCTTGAAACCACTGTTTCTACAATTTCAAAAGCGATTGCGGGCATTAACCTTGTTCGATAAGCGTAATTCTTTTTACTCTGATAAGCCCGATAAAGCCTATACATCCGCAACCATTTAGCCTGAAACGGCTTTCTAAATTCCTTTGCTCGCTTAAATCTTTTTTTCCACTTCTCTACTAATTCTTTCTCTTCGCTTGAAGGCCTATACTCGGTAACTGTCTTTTGTTCAGTTTTTTTTTCTTCTTCTGTCATTAAAATAAAACCGAGCCCTGCTAAAGGCTCGGTTTCTTCCTTAATGGAGCATCGCTGAACCATTAAAGGAAGAAACTAAACCTTCAAAGGGGTTGCGATGCTTTTCTTAATTTTTAATCGCCCAAATAAAAACAGGGCTGCAATCTTAATTCTTGATTCCTTAGAATTCTCTCGTTCTTAATTTTTGGAATTCTTTAGATTCAAGGACTAAAATTGTAGCCCCGTATTTTTATATTTCTATCTTACTATCTTGCTTTCTATTTTAACGTTTCTCAAAATGTCTGTCAAGATCACCTTTTTCTGTATGTGGATAGCTCTTCCCCTTGACAAGCTTTTTCATTTTGCTATACTAACAATGTGATAGCACTCTGGAGTATTCTTTCGGGAATAGCTCCAGATTTTCTTTATTGGGAAATTTCTTTTTTGAGTTTGCGCAAGTCAATATATTTTGCTCTCTCCAATAATTCTCGAGAAATACGACCCCTCGTTGACATAACAATAATCCATTTGCCTTTCTTTTTAATTCGATCAATAGGAACAGAAAAATCGCTATCTCCCGACATTAATATTGCTGTATCATATTTATCTACCAATTCAACCATCTCAAAAGCTAATTCCATATCAAGATTGCCTTTATGCTTATCACGATTAGCAGCTATCTTTATTCTCTTAATGGCTTTGGTGCGTAGAATATAACCATTGATATCTAACATATCCAAGAATTTCTGCTCACTTTGTTTATTTTCGTCATAAGCGGCGTAAATAAAACATTTAGTATCCTCACCACATTCTTTTTTAAAATATCGCATTAACTTTTCGTAAGATATCTTCCAGCCTAAAGTCCGCTGAGCATAAAATATATTAGCAGCGTCTATAAAAACATAAACTTTTCCTTTAATGAATTTATGTAGCATAAGCCTGTCTTAAGTATAGTAGGCTTTTTTTGTTTTGATTATTGTGTGATTCCCTATTCTGTAGCATTAAGAAGATATTGCTCTATATTCGCCTTATGCTCCTCGTAAGTTTTAGCAGGATGAATTTGTCCTTTGTTATCATGTAGGTAATAAAAGTAATCACTGGGTTGGTCGTAGATAACTGCTTCAATTGCCGCCAACCCCGGGTTGCAGATTGGAGCTGACGGTTTCCCCTGTTGTAAATAAGTATTGTAAGGTGATTCTATTTGCTTATCTTGAAGAGTTATTTTAGGCCACCAGTTGTTAGCCTCACCTTTAATATATTGAAGTGTAGCATCTATTTCTAGCTTCATTGGCGGCTCGTAGAGTAATCTATTCCAAATAATCCCTGCAATTAAAGGCATCTGTTCTTCGTTGGCCGCTTCTCTTTGGATTAGAGAGGCCAAGATAATCAGAGTATCATTACGAATGTTTTTTTCTTCGGCTTTTTTAAATAAATCGGTCACTTTTTCATTAAATCTATCACTTAATCTTTTACCTACTTGGTATCCCGTATAATCTAAATTAAGTAAGTAGGTATCGGGAAAGGAGTATCCTTCTTTTGACTGAAGAAGAAATTGTTGTTTCTCGGCACCTGTCCAATCAAGTTCCTTTTGTAGGATTTCAGCCATCTGTTCTTCTCGTAGCCCTTCCGGTAAGGTAACCCATTTTTGATAAGGAAATTCAATTAGAATATTAGCAATAATCAAAGGATACATATCTTTGGAGATTCTATATGCCCCTGGCTCAATTTTATCATGCCAGTCAAAGACACTTAGAGTTAGTTTGAAAACTGTCGGACTTCTTAACCATCCTCTTAAATATCCCTCTGATTGAAGTTTGTCGATTATTTCCCCCTCTGAGGTATTTGGATTAATGACAAACCGTTCTGGTTCTGCTCGAGGTGTTTTAAATTGGAATATAAGGATAGCGATACTTACTATCAAAATCATTCCGCCTACGATTACAATTTTCTTCTTTTTACTCATTACTACCATTATCTTTTGCCCATCAAACAAAGTCAAGACCTCTGATCCTAATCCATCCGCTTAAAAATCTCTGGATTGGCAGAGATTTTTGTGCTTCTCAAAGACTTTTCGACTTTACGGACAGTTCGTTATAGAGAAGGCGTCCAAGTCGACAGTGTATTCGTATAAGTCTTCCCCTGTCCAGTCGGTCATTTTCCATCCGTCATGCCACTCCCAGGTCGTGGTGCTAAGGTTAGCCCAGCCGAAAGTGTTATACTGGTCGACATTGCCGATCATAAGATAGCTGTCATCCACGCCCCATAGATAGTAATGGGCATCGCTGGTTTGCGACGCATCAGGCGACGGGATGTATGCTCTTGATCCTATGTTGTAATAATATGTCGGACCAAAAGGCGGTGTTGCCTCGCCACAAATCTGGTAAAGAGGTGAGGACAGATACCACGATTCTTCGTCTGCAATTCCGTCTTCGGTGTTGTAGGTGTAATACGATGTATCACATAGCCTGTAGGTCGGATAAAACGAAGCATACCAGCCACTCCAGCCTCCACCAGCGGGACAATAGTCTGTAGCATATGCGACGCCTGATCCTATCGTCAACGCACCCACCGCAATAAGAAGCGAAAGAACAATATATTTAATCTTGTTCATAGTTATTTGTTCTTACTAAAGTGGATTACATCTCCTGTTACATCATCGACCAGCACCTGTACTTCGTTATCCCCGTAGACAATCCCAGTGCGTGCTTCTACTAATTCAACGATTTGGGCACTGGCTTTAAGAGCATCGGCACGATCATCAGCAAAGACTTTTGTTACTACTTGATTTGCTGCTTCCTTTGCCTGATTGTTTGTGATCGTTGCAGTGCGGGCAATGCCTGGCTTCAAATGAGGATATGCTTGCTCAAACTTGGCATGCAGACTACTACTGACCCCTACCTGTTTGCTGACTAATTCGCTGTCTACGAAATTATATTGGAATCCATTCTCATCAGTGTATGCTCCGAATATCGCATTGAAGCCGATATCGCCTTTAACGCCGAATACTTCACGGATTTTGGCAATCTGCGAAGCTTCAACATCAGCTGAAGGGATAATCTTTTCCTGTCCGACCAATATAGCATCGACTCTCGCTTTTGCGTCATCAATCTCCCCAGTTTTTACAGGAGGAACAATCAGCGTATAGCCGTTATATTTGAGCATCTGGAAGTTTCCTTCGCCATACTCTTTAATATAGTCGGCTTTTGCTGATGCGGTTTCCTGCTCGAATCCAGGAGCGAAGATGCCGATCAGATTAACTGACCTCTCTGCGTTTTGGGGCTTCATATCCTGCTTGAGCTGAACTTCTTCAGCTTTTGTCAACGATCTGATAGCCTGAACGCTGCCGATTCCGACTACGAGCACGCTTAATACTCCTACTACCAATAGAACCTTATACTTGTTTTTTGTCATAATCCATTTATTAATTTATTTATTTATTCTTTTCCGTATCCTCTCGACCTTTGTCTCTTCTATGCTGATCGTTGCGCCAATCCACAAGCCAGCGAGACGAAGATAACATTTCTTTCACAGTTAACATTATTACCAGCATACTCCTTTCAAGTCAAATTAAAATTAAAATAAAAATGAAGAAAATATAAAAACTCTTTTAACGATTTGGCTCATATTTGAGTCGCTTTTTTAAAGCGATATGCCAATAAACAAGAGCTAGCCAGAGATGATCTGCTCCCAAGTTTGCCCATTCTCTTTTTTCTTGCCCGTGCTTGTCGGTAACTGTTCTGGCATAGACAGTTTGGGCATGCTTAATTAAAAGCTGGAAGGTTGGACTGTCTTTGGGCAGTGAGAATCTTGTTTGTCCTTTTCTTAAAGCTGAGATAGTGTCATCATAGATTCGATTTCTGGAAGTCAGTACTTTTATCTCTTCCTCGAATTCCTCTGGTATTTTCTTTTTTTCATCGCCAAACCTAACCACCTCTAACATTTTTGGGTCATCTTTAAAAAAATTAAGGTAAATTCGGTATGGGAATTTCTTTGCTAATACTTGAGCTTCTTCGGTATAAGGTAATGCATCCACGACCCCCACTCTCACATCATAGAATTGAATTAACTCTTCCATTTGCTGCCACCTAGTGCTGTTTGGTCTATCTTTTAATACTCCTACCCAGAATATCCCTTTCCTATTACCAATGATGACGTGGTTCACTTCGCCTGTATCTGCGCCCATTATATTCCATTCTTCTCTGCTTGCTTTTTCACTGGTGATGTTTCTTAAAAATAGGCTGGCTTCGATTTTCTGTTCAGCAGATAAATAAGGCAACCCTAATACAAAGTTATAGAAGTATTCTTCATCCTCTGCATCTTCTCTCTCTTTAATCAAATCCGCAGCAGTTCGCCAAGGACAAATCATTTGGCTAATCCAATAGCCGCTGATTGTTTCGCCTGGGAATCTTGCTTCCCATTCTCCTAATGCGCTTATTTGTTTCGGCGTTATTTCTTTCCGACATTTTTGACAGACATAAATCTGCCGTTCAAAATCCACATTCTTTTCCCACTCCATATGTTGTCTGTATCTACAATGAGGACAATTAAACCTCCAGTATTTCTGATCTGATTTAGTAAAAAGGGCATCAATTCCAAAATCAGGAATAGTCGGTGTTGAAAAGTAGTGCTGACTTCTAATCTCTGAATAGCCCATTCGGGAGGTATAATCTTGAATTACTTCTGGCTTTGACTTATCTAGTTCGTCATGAATGTTTCTGTCACTAGTCAACATTATTGCTTCCTTTTCTGTATGTGTGCCTTTGAAGAAAATGAATGCTTTACCGATCTGCTTCTGTTCTACAGAATCTACGTCTTTTGAATCTATGCCTTCTTTGATAGAAGGATTAACTTTTATTATTCGGTTCACTTTACTTTTCACGAATTCGCCCACGTCATCTACCGTCGGTAAAGTATAAATCTGATTAATGCCCCAAAACTTTGCGCTATGCAATGTTCTCAAGATTTCCATCGTGCTTGCTCCTATCTGTGATGCTTTCATTATCACTTGAATCGGCGTCTCGTCTGCATAGATACTCCACATGAACCGATGCTTTATAAACTCAATTAACTTTTCGTTTTCTCCTTTTATCTTGTTTGCCAGTATCCAATATAGAAGACTTAGTTTTTCCTTGTTGTTCATAGATAATTTTGAGCGCCTCATCTAATTTTTGTTTTTCTTTTTTCTCTTCTTCAGTCAACGGTTTCTGTTCCTCTTTGAGCGCGAACCTACTCGTCGGCTTTCCTAATTCTACTTGGAACATTTCCCAAACTTGCTTCCATTCGTTAATGGTTGGCTCCTCTCCTTCTATTAATCGTTTAAGAACTTTATTAGCTATTCGCTCAAATGATTCAGCGATTTTGTGTAATTTTTCCCGCTTAATCTTTTTAGTTTTTTCCCGCAGGGTTTGTAAATCTTCTATTAGTTTTTGGTCTTTTCTTTCCACCCAGCGGTAACTTTTTGACCATCTAGCTATCGTTGTCCTTGCTGGTGGCTTTTTTAATCTCTCTCTCAGCCCCTCTAATTCTGGTCGCATTTCAGTCACACCTTGTTCCAACCCTTGCCAGGTTTTTAGCAATTTATCTATGCTTCCTGCTTCGCAATACAAAAGCCAAGCTGTGTATTGCTGCTCGGTTTCCTTTGGCATTTTTGAAGTTGTTAAGATTGGTCCTTTGGTCATATTGATTTTTAAAATAAAGCTTGTTGAGCTAATCTTCTTTTACTAATTTTGATATAGTCAGGATTCAATTCTATACCGACCCAATTTCTGCCAAGACTTCGAGCTACCAAAGCGGTTGTGCCGGCGCCCATGAATGGATCAAGAACTATTCCCGGCCCAAATCCTGCTTTACATCCACAATTTGTTAATCCGATTTGCTTGGTCATATTTCTAACCGTATTATCTCCCTTAAAATTTCTCTCCTTATGATATAGTCCAGAGGTGGCACCAATACTATGTTGTTTTTGTGTATTTTTATAGATTGGTTTTCTTGCCTTCCCGCACTTTTTACAAACAAACTCCGGACAACCCGCCTTAATTGGAGTTTTGATAAGCTCTTCTGGGAATACAGCAAAGTGAGCTTTTGAAAATGGCTTGGTCGGAATTTTCCAAACACAGCGTTTGTTACGGCCTTGGGGATTAACTATTGCTGATGTTTTAGAATGCGATAGTGGTTGGTTGTCTTGATACGGTCTCTTAACTCCATATTTTCTACCACATCTCAATTTTTTTCTATAAGCCATATCACTATTTTTTACGTAAGATTCATACTGCGTTTCAAACCAATACTTCTTGCTTTTAACAAAAAAGAATATCTTTTCAAAATCTACTGTAAATCTGTCTTTGACTGATGAGGGCATACAATTAGGTTTATGCCAAATTAGTTCATTCCGGAGTATCCATCCTCTATTTGCCATTTCTATTGCGAAGCGGGATGGGATTTGACATAGACATTTTTCAGTTATTGTTGCTTTTTTATGTATTCCTTTTGAATTATCTTTTAAGTAATCACTAACTTTTTTATCTGTCTTCCCTTTTTTGTTCCCTGAGTAAGTATCTCCTAAATTAATCCAGCAAGTTCCTTCTTTTTTTAGAACTCTCTTAATTTCATCGAATATATCACAAAGGTTTTTTGTATATAAATCAAAGGTTGGCTCTAATCCTAAACTTCCTTTCCACGCGCCACACTTACAAAATCCATCCTTTGTCTTCCACTCTGTTGAGATTCCACCTTTTCTATCGACAGAGGCCTGAACGGTTGATTTGGCTGTTCCTCTGTGTAGATATATTTCTTTAATCTTAAAATTGTGCTTGCATTTTTCATCTCCACCCCAAATGATTGGATCCGTTCCGTAATCCCTAAGCCCCCAATAAGGCGGACTAGTGATTATTGTATCTATGCTTTCTGCTGGAAAGGTTCGTAAAATTTCTATCGCATTTCCACAAATAACTCTGTTTGTTGGCAGTTTTTTCATGAGTTGTGGTTATTATCTGCTTTTTCAGAAAAACCGCACACAAGCGATTCTGTGTGGCTACCTTCTGGGTAATTGACTGATCCTTGTCCATCTCTGACGAATTACATCACACCAACACGGATCCAATTCCATTAAGTAAGCCGTTCTTTCCATCTTATGCGCTGCCATTAAAGTCGAGCCACAGCCCGCAAATAAGTCCACTATTAATTGCCCAACCCTGCTTGAGTTTTTTACCGCTTTCATTACAAGCCACTCTGGTTTCTCGGTTGGATGGAGCATCTTGGTAATGGCTTTTCTAGGCATATCCCAAACATCGCTCTGATTTAAGTCACCGTAGAAATAATGCCTTTGGCCTTTTTTCCAGCCGTAAATAATTGGTTGTGCTTTACTCCTACTTCTTCCTCTTTTGCCTTTCATCACTTGTTCGTATTGCTTCTTGTAATCCCCCCAGCCCATTGAGAATGATGGCTTGACCCAAACGATTGTGGTTGAAAACTCAAATCCTACATTAAGCATTTGATAATAAAATAACGGATAGGATGTATAGCCCGTACAGATATAGATTGTTTTGCCCGGTTTTAGAAGCTGATTGTAATTATTAAAAAACTTCTCGGTGAATTTACTGAATTCTTCTTGGCTTTGCTGATCTCCAAGGATCTTCCCTTTTTCAGTCGGGAATTTCCCTTTTTTCTCATGACTAACATGAGATACATTATAAGGTGGATCAGTGAAAACCATATCTGCTTGTTCTTTGCCCATTAGTTTTTTAATATCTTCTGTCTTAGTAGAATCGCCGCACATTAGTTTATGCCTGCCCAACTGATAAATCTCACCATATTTTGATTTGGGTTTTTTCTTTAGCATCCCTTGCTCTTTTTCTATTTCTGTTTCTGATTCTTCTTCGTCTCGCAACATTTGTGTATCTAATAGATTGCTAATTTCTACTTCATTAAATCCGCTTAAATTTAAATCAGCATCTGCTCGACTTAGGTTATGGACCAATTCTGCTAATTTGGTCTCGTCCCAATCTCCTTTGATTCGGTTTAAAGCTAAATTAAGAAGTTTTTCTTTCTCTTCTGACAGATTCACTGTTATGTAGGAGATTTTCTTCCAGTTCAGTTCTGTTACTGCTCTAACTCTCATATTGCCACCGACTACGATATCTTCTCTGCCCTTACGCTTGTTTATTACTATCGGCTCTACACATCCAAATTCTCTCATTGACCTTTTGAGCGACTCATATTCCTTTTCTGATATTTCTCTGGGATTATAGTAAGCTAACTTTAACTTCTTTATTTCTATCTCTGGATAGTTTGTTTGATTAATTTTCGCCATAATGTTTTAGACCTAAATTTAATTCTTAACCAAATTCTTGACCATAGAGGAATCCGTCCATAGATTCGGCTTATTACTTCTCTTTTCATCTTTGATATCCTTCGCCTCTGGGCTTCGGCTAATAACGCAGAGCTAACATAAGTCCCGCCAATTAATCTATCTTGATTCTTTCTTCTCGCCCACCGATCTTTAGCGGGATTATTTAATCCCATCTTACGTCTTCTTTCCTCTTTCTCTTTTTTAGTTTCTTTTTCCATTTTCTTCATTAAGTAGTTTTTTGATAATTTTAAGTGACTTCTCTCGTTTTGTGATATCCTCTTGATATTTAAGTACCGTATCTTTTTTAGTTTCGACTTCATCTTTAAAAACTGGCTGTCCCATTAATTTTGACTTTTCTTCATCCAGAATACGCTTTTTTACCAAAACGTAGTCGTCTGGTTTATCATCCAGCGTTTTAATTGCTATCTCATGTCTAATTTTATCTTCTAAAACCGAGCTGTGAATTATTTCTAAAACTTGTCGTCTGGTTTTCATAATTCTACAATTCTATTGACATATCGATTTCAACCCAGGCCGCCTCTGTCTTTATCCCTCAGTTCTTTATTTTCAAAAGGTCGAAGAGGGTCGACCTAACAGAAACGGCCTGGGTGAATCCTTTAGATGTCTAAATTATCTAACCCTGAATCTTTCCCGATGCGGCTCGCTGGTTGATCTGGCACTTCTAACTTGATATTTAATCTGGCCCGATTCTTCGCTCCTATTGCTGCCATCACTACTCTGATGGCTTGAATGGTTTTTCCTTGTCGTCCGATAACCATTCCCGCGTCGCCTTCGCCAAGTTTGACCGAAAGCAAAACCCCCATCTCATCAGTTGTTTTTGCCACCTTTACCTCTTCCGGCTTAGTGACAATTGCTTTTAGAATGGTTTCTAAAAGTTCTGTAATTTTATCATTCATTGTTTTTTTCTTTATTTCTTTAATTAGTTTTTTCGACCTTTATTTTCTCCAGCACGCTTTACTCTGTTCCCAGTGCTGGCTCCCTTCAATTTTTAATAAATACAAGGCGGCTTGGTAATTTAACTCAGCATTAAAAGGATTTCCATCTGTCTCCATCTCTCTCATCACATAATCCCAAGTATCTGGAATGAATTGAGCCAATCCCATTCCGCTTTCACATCCATATCCCTTATTGCAAACCTCTGCATCCCATCCGCTCTCGCAGGTTATAATTCTCTCGAGAAGCAACCTTCTCTGTATCTCTAATTCTGACTCTGACTTCTCCTTAAGTTTCCCCTCTGGTGTCATGATATAAATTCTGTCTCTGATGATGACTTTCTCGCCTTCTGGCAAAACTTCCA